ATCTGGGCGCATTCTGGGGATGTTTTTATGATGACCCAACTACATTGAAACCTACGTTTAAAAACTACTATCCTGGAAGCATAACACCACCTTCATCTAAAGATATTGAAGCTTTTGTTTATGACAACCCTAATCAGATGTTTGAAATTCAATCTGATGCTACGGGTGCGTCAGAACTAGCGGATGTATTTTCGAATGCAGACATGGTAAATTTCGGGGGTAGTACTACAAACGGGGTGAGTAACACTGAACTAGATGACAGCACAATTAAAGCTTCTAGTGATGCTGCTGCTCAACTTTTAATAATTGGTCCTTCTCGTGATCCAAAAAATAATGATGTAACTTCAACAGGCGGCAATGTAAATTGGCGTGTGCTAGTTAACATGCATTTATTTGGACATGGAGTAGGTACCGTAGGAGCGAACAGCTAAGGAGGATAAATTATGGCTATATCACGACAACAACTCGTAAAAGAGCTTGAGCCAGGTTTAAACGCCTTGTTCGGTCTCGAGTATAAAAGATACGACCAGGAGCATAAAGAAATTTATGCTACTGAAAGTTCTGACAGAGCTTTTGAAGAAGAAGTAATGTTATCGGGCTTTGCTAATGCATATGTTAAACCAGAAGGTTCAGCAGTTGCTTATGACAATGCACAAGAAACATTCACTGCAAGATATACTAACGAAACAGTAGCTCTTGCATTTTCTTTAACTGAAGAAGCAATGGAAGATAACTTGTATGACAGACTCGCGTCTCGTTATACAAAAGCACTGGCTAGATCCATGTCAAATGCGAAACAAATCAAAGCCGCAGTACCTTTAAATCAAGGGTTGCCTACTACAGACAACTATGATTCAGGTGATGCAGTTTCTTTGTTCTCGACAAATCACCCATGTATCGGCCCTGTGTTTTCAAACACGTTAACAACACAAGCAGACATAAACGAAACATCGTTAGAGCAAGCGTTAATTGATATCGCTGCAATGACTGATGAACGTGGTCTGAAAATAGCAGCAAGAGGAATGAAATTAATTGTTCCACCTGCTAACCAATTCAATTCTGAAAGATTGTTAAAATCTCAAGGTAGAGTTGGTACTGCTGATAATGATATCAATGCTCTTAAAAACATGGGGATGATTCCTCAAGGTTACAGAGTCAATCACTATCTTTCTGATACTGATTCTTGGTACATCATCACGGATGTTCCTAACGGAATGAAACACTTTGACAGATTACCTATCCAAACTAAAATGGAAGGCGATTTCTCAACTGGCAACGTTAGATACAAAGCTAGAGAAAGATACTCATTTGGAGTATCAGACCCTAGAGGTATCTACGGTGTCGAAGGTGCTTAATCAATAACTTAGAAATGAGGCGGCCTTAAAATCGCCTCATTTCGACAATAAAGTAAGAAATTAACAATGAAAAACTTCCGAATACAAATCCGATACCACGGGCATTTTGCTGATTTTAAGGCTATGGCTGAAGACAGTATCGAGGGCATTGAAAAAGTAGTCCTTGACAAACTGGGAAAAAATGAGGTAAAGTTCGAGTCTGATGGATTTACTAGCAAGACTGGTAAATGGATAACCTATGAGGAGGTTACAAATGATCCAAGAACTGTACACTACGAAAAGATCCTTGGAGCTAGAGTGGCAAAAGGAGTACCTGCAATCGGGGCGGCATAACGTTAAGATGATCGAAATCAACAAAAAGATCCAAGACGTTATTAAAGCAATCATCGCTCAAGAGTTTGAAGAAGATACTCGTTTACTCAAGATCAAAGACGCTGCTCCTGAGGCATCAATAGCCGGTTAAGGCTATTTTATAAAAATCAACTTTTCACTACGGGATACCTTGCGCTCTACGCAAATCTGCGCTATATCTTATTTACTATACAATTAATTAAGAACGTAGACGAGTATAGTCGACGGCCTAGAGGCTACGTTCATAAAAACTAGGAGGATAATAATATGGCAAAAACAACCTTTCGGGGACCAGTCTTACAAGGAAAAGAAGGAACTGGATATAACCTCGTGGAAAAAACAGGGGCTTACTCTGTTTTAATTGGTGATAGTGGTAAAACTTTCATCATTCCAAAAAACTCAACAACAGCGGGATCATCAGTAACTTTCACGTTACCAACGGTAGCGGATAATGATGGATCTTTATTTACATTTGTAAATACTGGCGCTGATGGTACCAACCAAATTAATATAACTGGTGCTTCAGGCGAATATATTATTTACAAAGGCGTTGTTAACCAAATCACTTTAACAAATACTTTAGCTACGTCTAAAGTAGGTGACTATGTTAAAATAGCTGGTGACAAAACTGGCTCTTGGTGGGCTGTTACAGACATCCAAGGCGTTTGGGCATAATAAAATAATGTGAGCTCCTTCGGGAGCTCACAATTAGGAGATAAAATATGGGTACATATCCAGTAGATATAAAATCTACACAAGCAACTAGTACAGGTTCGACGACTATTTTTAATGGTCCATGTAGAGTGCTTGGAGTTTATTATTTAAGTGATGTTGCTGCAGGAGGCACTATCGAAATTTTAGATAATACTACAAGTGTGTGTAAATTTGCAGTTCCCGATGGAACCAGTGAAAATGAACAACCTTATTATATAGAGTTTCCAGGAACAGGGTTGCGTTGTACAACTAGCGCGAAAGCAACGTTAACTACTATTACAGACGCAACGTTCTTTTACGGTTAGGAGGTAATTCATGCCTAACACAACTTCAGACAGTTACACGTTTGGGAAAACATTTACTATTGCTGATATTGTTGAAGAAGCTTTTGAACGTGTAGGTTTCCCTAACGTTTCAGGTTATCAATTAAAAGCGGCAAGACGATCACTCAATATTCTTTTTCAAGAATGGGGTAATCGAGGATTACATTATTGGGAAGTAGGGACTTTAAATCTTACTTTGACCCAAGGAGAGAAAGAATTTAATTTTTATAGATATCCTTCGGATATGCCAACGACTGGCGCAACAGCTTTACAAAAATCTAACGGACTTAATACCACTCTAGATGGAGCTATTGCTACCACTAGCGCTACGAGTGGGATTACTTTAGATTCTGTTACAGGAATGAATAATAAAGGTACTATTCGAATTGGTACTGAAGACATAACCTATGTAGGTTTTAGCAGTAAAGAATTAACGGGTGTAACGCGAGGCGCTCATTCAACAACAGCAGCCACCCATTCAGATGGTGTAGCAGTTACTAATTATATTCCAGGTTTCTCGGACATTGAACAATGTTCTTTACGAACAAACATAGGAGCCAATACTCAATCGGACGCTGCTTTAACTAAAGTGGACCGTTCTACTTATTCAGGCTACTCTAATAAAGAATCGGAAGGCACTCCTAGTAATTATTGGGTTCAACGTTTTACAGATCGTGTGACCATGACTATTTATCCAACACCCGATTCAAGTAATGCCGCTAAAACATTACACATTTATTTTGTTAAAAGAATTCAAGATGCAGGAACGTATTCTAATGCGACGGATGTTCCTTATCGTTTTATCCCTTGTATGGTTTCAGGACTCTCTTATTATTTATCTCAAAAATATAGAATGGAAAAAACACAAGCTTTTAAATTATTATATGAAGATGAATTAGCAAGAGCTTTACAGGAGGACGGATCAGCAGCGAGTACTTATATAACACCCCAAGCTTACTATCCAAATATCTAATGCCAAAATATGCTTCAGGAAAACATGCACTAGCTATCTCAGATCGTTCGGGTTTACAATTTCCGTGGAAGGAAATGGTAACGGAATGGACGGGAGCCTTTGTTCATGTTTCTGAATACGAACCTAAACAACCTCAATTAAAACCAAAAAATTTAAGTGCTGATTCTATATCTTTGAGCAAAGTAAGACCCGCTCGAACAGAAAATGCAGTCGCACAATTATTACCCAATAATCCATTCACAACTTATGCATCAGCATCGAGTGTTATTAATGTTAATTCTCCAAATCATGGATTAACCAATGGAAGTACTTATAGATTCAGGGG